TGAGATTTCTGCATCCGTATTTTCTGGATCGCAAGCCATCTCAAACTTAATTGTATCGACGGTTCGTGCACCATTGTCCAAGATTTTTGGCTTTTGGTAAAACACGGTACGTCGACCTTGAGTGTACCCACCCGGTGCGGTGGCCGATATTACTGGCCGCTTTACCGTGAAGCTCACTGTACGGGCGACGTTGTTTGCGTCGGCCGGATAATGAGCACGTAGGTTGTTGAAGTCGCTACCAAGTACTCCGATTGGATCGGAAGTACCACCGGTAGAAGAAACGGTTGCACCAGTCTCTGGTGCAATACTAGCTAGGCTTGTCATAATTGACTCCTATGAGGAAAATTCCTCGGGTTAATTGGCCAGAAGTGCTATCCTCGCATATTTGCGATGATAAGCGACACAAGGTCAGCCGTTTTAGTTGCGTCTTCGATGAGGCCCGCCGGTGTTACCGGAGGGACGACGTCGAAAACAGTTGGGGTCCACGTCTCGCGAACATAAGACTCTTTTTGAGTCTCCATGTAGCTAGGAGTGGAGGTAAATGACCAATCGGTACCATCATCACGACCAAGATAAGACACTTTGTCTATTCTTTTCGTTTTGATAGTGTACCAAGCGGCCAATATCTTTAAATCCCGATTGCTAATGTTAGCGAAGGCAGTTATGCCATCTCCAACATTAACCACACGATCTATCATAAAACTGTAAGGGAATAAATCCCAGGCAGTTCTAACAAGATCCTGATTACGGAAACCAAATTTCTGGCGCCAATCATCGAGAACCGAAGGGTTCTCGTAAAGGATGCCAGCGCGGACTGAGACATTAGAGCGCATTTCATTCTGGAAATTCCAGTTATATGAAGACGCACTAGTAGAAACAGCTTGTGAATCTGAGTGTTCATAATTTTCGAATCCACGCGCAGTATTGCGTAGGAAACGAATCTTTTGATCACTTAAGGCAACGTATAGGTTCGAAATCGAACTTATGAGAGGCCTAAATCCAAAGCGATAACCGAGCCAAGTCGAAGCAACTGCTTCAGCCTGACGTTCGGCCTTCGTCTTACCCTTTTTGTTACGAGAGTAAGATTTTCGCATGTTCTTTCTTGAAGAACGTTTGAATTCTCTGGATAGATCACGAACAGATCTTAGAGGGTCACGAAGCAAACGCAATGTTTGCCTGATCTCTCCAACATCTTCCGCAAATTGAAAGTCAGGTGGGTCCATATTAGCGATGGCAGATGCTTTTGCCGCCGTTATGAGGTCAGTTAAATTATAGCCTATATTCTCAGGAAGAGGATCGAGTGAATGTTCATCTGCGAAAGCAGATGCCCAGACACAAGTAGATCCCTCCCCAGAAGAGGCATAATTTGAATTGGCCAATGGATTCGTATGCTCCTGGGTATAACTACCCTTAGTTGCTACGAATTTCTCACCAGTAATCACACAGTCATTATTAATGATTTCGCCTAAAGCTATTCTCTCATGATAATTTGGGGTTACAACATCCGTGATGGATTTACCATCAGTGGACATTGTTGTAGCCTCAGTTACAATGGGAGAGCCGTTGAGGTTAAGGACAAAGTCCTTGACAACAGTCGGTTCAGTCTTTGAGCGAGTTCGTTTAATTGATGACATGGTCGTTAGACCTCCTGTGTAGTTGACTTTTAAAGATAGACAGTATCGACGGAAGCCGATACAATCTTGTGATAGAAAGAAATTATCTATCACCGGAAGCTGCCGAAAGGCAGCT